AGGTTCTGCACTGTCGCCATCTACTTCTCCTGATCCTCGTCTATGCACTTGCTGCATAGCTCAAGGCCATCAATGAGGCTAAGTTTCTTTTTCGGGTACGCGAACCCACAGCGGTCACAGACATAGGTGGAGCTGGAGGTGCTGTTTTCCGCACCCCCAAGCTCCGTTATTTCTGTAACCGTTGAACTATAAACCTCTTTCATTACGCCGCTGTCGTTACCGTTTCATCAGCATACACATCTATCGCCGCAGTTGGGGTCGGGTCGTAGATGAGCAGATAGATGTCGAATGCCGCCGTGTCGGTCCCGTTAGAGGTCGTGAACGTGAGGTCGATGTCGGCGGAAACCGTGTAGGGCTTCTTGTGGAACAGGCCGAAATCAGTCGCCGCATTGGACCCCACGATGTAATCTGCCAGCAATGCACCCCTGGTTGTGGCCGAGTAGTAGGTTTCCGTCCCTCCAGCCGTGACGGTCGCATCGGGGTAGACAAGCCCGGTAGTGGCAAGGCTTGCGCCGTCGATAAAACCGTCGGCGTCGCCGGAATCGTGGCTGTCGGTTCCCACGTCCACCGTTTCGCCGGTGTCTGCGGTGTTCACCACAATCCACGCATCGAGTACGGTCCACCCTGCTTTGAGGTCAAAACCGGTGTCCTTCTCGGTGGCGGTAGCGTTCGCCGCTTCGGTTGCCGTGACGGGGATCTTCACGACCGCGAGGCCGCTGTGATGCCCGTCGAGCTGGTTGCCGAATGCGAGAAAACCGTCCAGCGCGAGGTTGGTCAGGTTAGTGAAAGGAATAGCCATGAGCCACCCCCTTAAGCGCCGGCGTTCAGCGCAATATTCATCGGGTCAACCGAGCCTGCCCCTGCAAACCGTGCCGTTACCTTGAACTTCGCGTCGCCAGTCTCGAAATCGCCTTCCCGCGCAAAGGTCGGGGATTTGCGATTGAACCACACCATGCCTCTCGTATCATCCAATTCCCCGATGTAGTACCGCGCCGTGGTGGAGGTGATGTACGGGGTGCAGAAGAACTTGAGGTTGGGCCTCGCCTTCTTGAGCGCATTGATGGCGTTGTTCGCGGTGTTCGGGTTCATGACGCTGCCGAATATCTCCGCCAGCTTCCACTCAAGAGCAGGGTTGCAGAGAATCCAGTGAACGCCGCCCACGCGGTTGATCTTCTTGCCGCGATGATCGGTCAGCGCCTCGAAAGCAGCGATGTCGGTCTGGATCGAGTCGATGGAAAGCGAGGTCGCGGTGTAGTCGTTGCTCCAGGTGGAGCCGTCCAGTTTCACGTGGTCATCATCGAAGATGTACTGGCTGTCTGCGGAGGTGAGCGTGTCGGCACCGTTGTTGAAGCCGTCATAGGCCGCGCAGTTGATGGTTTCAGCCATCGAGATGCCGAGTTCCTTCATGCCGCCCTTCATCTTGCCGTACAGATCGTCCTCGATTGCCTCCTCGGTGATGCGGAGGCCCAGGGCCCAGGTTTCGACCACGAACTTCTTGGACGGCCCCTGATACCTGGCATCGTAGGTGATGGGGGTGCCTTCGGGCTTCTTCGCCACGAGGCCCAGGCCGCTCATATAGGCCAGCTCCTCGTAAGCCTTCTTGGTCTTGTTTACTTTGATGAACTTCTTCCAATCCTCGCTGTAACGCTTGTAAGACTCGGTAGCCACAAGGTACAGGCCGGGGACATACAGTTTGTTGAATCTTGAACGGGATTCAGTAGCCATTTGTCATGTCCTCCTTAGATTCCCGCAGCGGCAGGCGTGTGTACATGCTCATGGAGTTTCACGACCAACTCGCAGTCGGTTCCCCACTCATTGCCCTGCTGCTCATACAGCCCAAGAACGTACAGCCCTGCGGCATCTGTTCCGAGGGCCGTCACATACGCACCGGACTGTCCCGTTGTGGTGTTCCCGGTCCCGACCACCAAATCAGCACAGCTTCCCACATGCGCCGCAGTAAGGGCGGTGGATGCATGGTAGTAGTGGATCTTGTAGAGCTGATGGGGGTCGATGTTCACGATTGCCGTGTAGCCTGCGGCGTTCCCTGCCGGGTAGTACAATGCGGGAAGGCCGTCGGCATCATAGAAGCCGACAACCACGCCGATGTTGTCCTGGTCCGTTGCCCCAGCCTGTGCAATACCCTTGTCTGCGACCAATTTCACCTTATCGCACCGGTAAATGGCGGTGGCAGAGGGGTCTACGTCGAACTTCACGAGCGCATCGGGCTTCTGGGGTCCGATGGGCTCAAGCCCGTATTTCGCGGTAGCCATTGATTACTCCTTATTCGTCGTCTGTGCTGGTTTCGACCGGTGTTCCGTCCCAATCCACCTGGACGGGATCGCTGCCGGGAGTAAGGCCGTACCCGCCGGAATTGGACACCTCTTCCAGATGAACCGCGCCGCTCTTCTCCACCTCTTTGATCTTTTCCTTGCTGTCCTTGAGCCTGTCGCTCGATGCCTTGGCTGCTGCCCTCCTCTTGGCTATGTTGTAACCCTTGGGTTGCCACATGAGAATGTGACGGCTGTAGCCGTGGCGCTCTATCGCGCCAAGCGCGGAAAAGTACTTGTCGGGGAGAAAGGCATGGTTCGTCCGGTTGACGGGAATCCAGTTCTCGCTGTGGTAAAACCTCGCAACCCGCTCGTCGGACACCTCGACCCAGCAGTATGCTCTTTCCTTTGCGTCCGTGGCCTGCTTCGGGTGGCCCTTGCAGAGTTCGTTTGGGAGCCGGAACATCGACTTGAACTGCTCGTCGATCTCAACCTTTCCCGCGTACCACTCTTCAGGCTCCTTGCTGGCCTCACCCATTAATTGCCGAAGGAACAGGTCTTCCTTGGACTGCGCCATGATAACCTGCTCCGGTTTCGTCTCGGTTGCCAACTTGACGGCTCCCGGCTCTGTTCCTGATGTCTTCATTACATCCTTGATCGCCATATCCTACCTCCTGCCCTTGCCAACGAACTTGGCGTACTCTTTCGGGTCGAAATCATTGTCCTTGCAGAACTGAAGCTGCTCCCTGGAAAGTCCCGGCTCGGTTGCCGAAGACTTCTTTGCACCCTCGACAACACCCTGCCCTCTCACCCGGTCTTCGCGCGACTTGTCAACCTTCGCAGACTCCAGCTTCTTGAGCTTGAGTCTGGTGGCTGTCTCGCCAACGATGCTCAGGAAAACCTCTGGTGAATTGCTGAGCAGCAAGGCCACTTCCTCGGGCGCGTATCTGCTCTGAAGAGTCTTCTGCGACTCTATGAACAGTTCGCTCCCCTGGTCGTTGATGTCCGGGTAATCGCGTACAAGCCGTTCCTCTACCTTCTGCCGTCTGGCCTGGGCCTGGGATATAAAGCTGTTTGCTTTCAGCGCCTCCCGCTCGACATCTATCTCCTTGCGGAGTTGTGCCTCAATGATGCGTGTGTGCTCCCGAATATAAGCGTCCGGGTCCACATCCCTGAGATGCTTGATCTTGTCGAGTTCCTGCGCCAAGCCATCCTTTACGAGCTGCTTCTGTTGATTCTCCCGCTCTTTCCGCAACTGCTCCTCAAGGAACGCCTTCTGCCGGTTGATCTCGCGCAGGCTGTAGCCCATGCTGGCTATGTCCTTCTTCAGCTTCTCAACCGTAAGATCCAGTTCCTTGGACGGTTCGGGCTCCTTGTCAGGAGGTGGTTCGTCCGCCTTCTTTGCAGAAGGCTCATCTGTCTGTTTCTCCTCTTCGGGTTTCGCCTTCTCCCCTTTGTCCGGGGGATTTCCTGGTTCCTCCTCCACCGAAATCTCGTTGAAATCGGTTTCGGGTGTTTCGTCTACTGCCACTTCCTCGAAAGCCATAAAAGCTCCTTGCGGGTTATTCTCCTGGCCTACCGGCCCGGGTTGCTCTTTTGACCGGGCAAACAAAAAGGACGACAGTCAGATGGTCAGGCACCTGACTGCCGCCCTTGCTTGCTTCTTTCGCCGATACTTGGTTGGCCGACCAAATATCAGACCCGGTTTATATTACTGTTGCATATCCTCCTGTTTTTGGAGTGAGGCCCTGAAAATATCGAGCATCTTCTGCCCGATGGTCTTCTTGGCCTGCTGTTTCTGCCCCTCTTTCTCCTTGGGGATGTAGTCCGTGGGAAGGGCGATAATGATCTCCAGTTCCTTGATCATCGCCCTTTGGCTGTTAAGCCTCATGAGAACACCCTCTTCTGCCTCGATGGTGGTCGAGGGCAGGGAGAGCGTCTTGTGAAGATCCCGGTAATGGCTGTCCAGCCGGTTCAGGAGATCCTGCTGGTAGAGCAGGAAATCCTCGCTCTGGAGGAGGTCTTGCCTCGCCATTACACCATGCTCCCCTCGACAACATCCTTTGCCAGTTTCCGCTTCTGGGATGCCATTGCGTCCTGAATGTCCTTCGGACCGATCATGTTCTTGTGCTCAAGTGCTGCGGCCATCTCCATCGAATCCTGGATCTTGCGCTTCATCAGATTCTTCTCAACCGCTTTCTGCATGTCGGGTATCGCCTGCTGGTCTTTCAGGGCTTCCCTCATCCTGCTGACCGTTTCACCGTCCTGCGCCGCCTGTCCGAGTTCCTGCTGATGCATTTTCTGCATCTTGTCCTGAATATACTGTTGCACAACCTGGGGGATCTCGGGGTTCTGCGCTACGGCCTGAATCAGCATGAGGAAGGCGGGTTCGATGTATATCTCCGGGTTCTTCTTGTCGTATGCCTGTAGAGCATCCATGAACAACTGCATCTGATTGGCGAACGGGAAGGACGCGGCAAGACCGAGGAGTTCCTGGGCCTCGTACCGCGCCATCATCTTGTTGTACGCGCTGTCGGAGATGCGGAGCGAGAAGTCGTAATCCTGCTGGAGAGCATCCACGTTGACGCCCCTCAACACCTGTCCGCCGGGGAGCACTATCTCGGCATCCGTGGGCATGTACCAGGAGTAGAGCATCATGTCGAGCTTGATAACGTCTTCGAGCTGCTCCTTGATCGGCTTGGCCTGGTAGGTGTGCTTCACCTGGGCCTCCTGCAAGATCATCCTCATGCCGGCCGCAGTCCCGGCCCCCTGCCCCATCGCCTGATCCTCAACGCCCGACTGGTACGAAGACATGGCGATAAGCCGTTCCAGGAAGGACGTTATTAAGTTGATAAACTCGATGTAGACCTGTGCCTTGACCCCGACATTAGGAAACACAATGGAATTGGCGTTGCCCACCACGGGGTTCGCGCCGCCGGGGGAAATGTCCAGTTCGTCCTGCAAGCCCACATCGGAGCCGTAGAAGAACCACGGGTTGATCTGCGCCGCGCCGGAATCGAGCATCTGGTTCAGGCAGTCGTTGATGGAAAGCGCATGGTGGCGTATCTTGTGCGGTACGCCAGTGCCGAACTGCTTTCCGAAATCAGGGAAGATCACCAGCCTCTTACACGGCTTGCCGATGAGCCCATAATACACATCGCGCACATACTGCTTGCGGATAACCGTTTCCGTGTTCTTGGCGATCGAGACTATCACCCAATCCCGGCCTTCCCCTATGTCGTACCTGTCGTAGAACGTCAGGACTTCGATGTCCTCGCGCTCGACCTCAGGTGCCGCCCCGTCACGGTCGCTGCCCGGGGGAAGGTCTTCATCATCCCTGGTGGTTGTGGCCGAATCAAGTAGTTTTTTCGTGATATTTATATAAACACCACCATTTTCCTTGCTGTTTTCCTCCAAATCGGCATATTTGAAGAATTGTTTACGTATTGTAGGGGTTTCATCCCAATCAGGGCAGAGGTCAGGCCCGTAGACTTCGTTCATGAGGGCGTAGTCGTTGACCACCTTGAAGATCCGCACATCCTTTTTCTGGATCTCGTCCACCGGCATTTCTTCAGGCCTGATGCCCTGCATGATAAGCGCCCTAAGACTTTCCTCGTCGGTGATTCTCTCCATCGTGAATGGGTTGACAGCCACTTTGCCAACGAACCGCTCTCCCCTGATTAGCTTCTGCTCCTTGTAGTAGGGGAAGATGTAGAGAGTGCCGTCCAGGAGGACGTTGTGTATCCATGCCGGGACATTGTCCTGCCACTTGATGTTGTGTGCCAGAGCCCATTCAGCGAACTTCTCCACCTCTTTGGCGAACTCGACACCCTTGCTGCTGTTGGGCAGGGCCTCCACGATGTCGCGGTCCTTGCCAGCCACAGCCGCCACCAGCCTAGGCTCCAGGTTGTCCACCACGATAGCCTCGGTCATGAGCGAATAGTTTGAGCAGTTCTCCCACGGGAAATTCTTCGAGTCCCTATCCCCGTCATATCTCTTGCGGTTCTCTGCCGCATCCTCGATCTTCTGCCTGCGGTATTCAGATGATTCGTACTCCCGGTAGAGCTTCATGAAGTACGTAACCATATCGTCCCTGTCCTCGGAGGGGGAATCATCCTCGACGGTAAACTCTTCGTTTCTCATCTCTTCGTTCTGAAAGTTCTTCGCCACTTCCTATCCTCCGTATCCAGAAAATGACCGCCTGCTGTAGCGGGGCTTTCTCTTCTTGGTCTTCCGCAATACCCTGTTCTGCCCGACCAATTTCACCAGGAGATACTGGAGAGCATCATGGACGTGCGAAAAGCGGTTCTTGACCGGTTTGTCGCCAAACACCCCGTTCTGCACCTCCTTGTACCCGTAGCCGCCCATGAAGCCCTGTATCAATCTGTTGCATGACTGGTCGATGAGAAGAGCGGGCTCACCCCTGTTCGTCTGCCGGAGCATGATATCAACAGATTCGCGCCTGGGCTCCCAATCTTGGGAGGATGGAAACACATCAATGCCGATCTCGCGCATCATCTGGGCATTCGACGTAAGACCGCCCCCGGCCTTGTTCGATGAGAACTTGAACTCACCGGCGGGATCGCCCCAGTCAATGTATTTGGCATCCGGGTAGGTGGCTAGGCACTCGCGCTTGACTCTCTCAGCGAAATCAATAATACCGGAACGGTCATCCCAGAATTCTCTAAGGATATGCACCACGCCAGGAGTGGGGATATAGCCGACCACGCAGGCAGGGCAGTTTCCGGTGTTATCCCATCCTCGATAGATGGTGAATGCTTTACCGGGCCATACAATAGGGTTCTTGGCAACATGGAAATTGTAGCTGAAACTCCCATAAACATCCTTTCCAACCTTCTGGACACCCGGTTTCCCCTCGATGTACCGCGACACCCACTCGGGATCGTTGGCATACAGCCTCCGCATGTCCGCGTAGTAGTTCGGGTCCAGATTTTCCTGGTTCTCGCCCGGTTTCTGCCAGAACCCCTCTCCGTCGGGCAACCTCATGTCCTGGGGTCCATAAAACTCGTAATAATCCGGCGATTCGATGTCTGGCGGGTTCGTGGATTCCACGCCGAACTTTCGCACAACCGGGTTGCCGCGCTCGTCCTTGGGCCACTCAGAAGCCCTCGGATAACGCCCAATCCTCTGGCGAAGGATGAGTTTGATCGAATGGTGGACCTCGGAAGACTCGTCGATGCCGTAGCCGGTCAATTCCAGGGAACGGAACTTATTCACATCCTCGGGCCGGTCACACGACCTGAACAGGATCTCGATTTCGAGCGGCTTGAATGCCGTTATGGTGAAAACCTTGTCCTGCTTGTGGAACTTCCCGGCCCATGTCGGGTCGAACCACTCGAAAAGAGTCTTCATGGTGGTCGTCCAGAGCTGGTCGTTCGTGTTTCTCAGGATGAGCCATCGGGTCTTCTTGATGCCGTACTTTGTGTAGAGCATCTGCGGCAGGAAATAGCATATCTCCCAGACCATGCCGGTTGATTTACCAGATCCGGCGGGGCCGACGAGTGACCGGATCATGGCATCCGAGGCATGGAAAAGCTCGATGGTCGGGGCGGGGTTGTACTCAAGGTTTACCTGTTTCTCGCCCTTGCTCTCGTACTCAAGCTCGTATGCGGCTTCGCCCATTACTTGCCCTTTTTCCCCTTCTGAATCCGCTCGTTGATGGTGGGCTGAAGACCCTTGTAATCCTTGGTCTTGATGGATACGTTCGTGGCAACATCAAGCGTCTGCGTCTGCCGCCATTGAGAGATGTTCTGCATGGCGAACACGCCGAACCTGGAATCGTAGTGCTTGGTAAGCGTCATGGTCGCCAGCTTGTTCTGCTGAATCATCTTGGCAAAATCGTACAAGGGAAGGCAGGATGCCGGGAACTTCTTCGCAAGATTCTCATACAGGTGGGAATCCCGGTATCCCCGGATGGACAAGCATTGCCCAAAGAAAATCTTCTTGTAGTCCATGTTGTCGAGGAAGCGAATCAGGAACTCAAGCTCCTCAACGGCCTGTTCCTCGGACCACGGCGTGCCCTTCTCATGCAGCGGGGGCGGGTTCAGGTCTTTCGGGTCGATGCCAAGCTCGATTTGAAGGGTCTTCTTATTCAGGGAGCCCTTGGGCCTGCCGGGTTTGCCCTTCTTCTTAACCCCGCCAAGTACTTTGTCTTCCATTACGGCCTCCAATCCACCGTCTTTTTCTTCCAGTGCATCCACCCTCCAGCCCTCACGCCTGCCCACTTGCTCCATGCGGTAAACATCGTATTGCCGAGAGCAAGGCACGCTTCCCGGTAAATCGCGTCCGCTTTCGCACGGGATACACACGGCTTGCAGTCGGCCCGGTAGAGATAGTCATGAACAACACCAGCCTCGTCAGCCGTGTGAGCGAACAGCACGTAACCGAGCAGAAGGAGCCGGTCCACGCTCTCAAAATCGCAGCAGAAGCCGGTCGGGACAATAATCTCACTGCCCAGAAGGTCGCTCTTGTAGATAAGAGGCAGATTGATTCGCCATATCCGGGAATCGATCTTCGACGCTGAAAGATGGGAACGGAAACAGGCCATATCAGAACCCGAAGATCCTCCCGAGCAGCCGCATGATGAATCCTCTGGCAGCGTAGGCAATCATCTCGTCGATGTCTTCCTGTGTGAGCTGCGAAAGGTTGTACAGAAATTCCTGGTCATCGTCCGACAGCCCGGTGATGTCGGCTATGAGCCCGAACCGCTGCCCCTTGCTCATCAGCAGCGCCCTTTCCATCAGCATCCGCTCCGGCGCGGCCATCGCCTGATAGATTTTCCTCAACCGCCTCTTATCGTCCTTGTTCATTTCGCACCCCCGATCCCGGCCCTCAATGCGCCGAGCCCCGTCCCGAGCAGGATCATGTCCAGCGCCTCAGAAACCGTCGCGTCTCCGGACAGCCAAGACAGCAGCGCCTTGACCACCAGCAACGCGGCAACGATGTAGGTTTTCTTGCCTTCCAGGGTCTTCATGTTCTATCCCCCATTGTTCTGAATCATCCGCAGAATGATCCAGATTGTCGGTATGAGCGTCACCAACGAAGCGGCAAACGATCCGACGAACGTGATAATGCGCTCTGTCAGTTTGTTTTTCTGCGCCTCGCCAACGAGATAGCAGAGGCAATAGAACGTGTGCTCTTCTTTCTCCGCCGGGCTCATGCGCTCCCATTGTTCCTTACTCAACATGATGCTCAAGAGTCCGCTGCCATTCGCCATGCCCGCCTATCCTTTCCATGCGTCGATAAATGTTATGCTCCCGTGAGATACGTCCTTCATGCGCCTCATGAACGCCTCAAACGTTGCGCCGCTCTTGCACACCCACCGCCTGCCGTCCGCACCGAACCCGATGTCGGACCCGAGCAGGATGCACCCTTTCGTGTCTTCCTCATCGTTTCCGGCGTGAAAGAGCAGGTCTGTATGTCCAGAAACAAGAACCTCGAAAGTGTCCTTGTGCTTCGTGCCGTGAAAACGGCGGTATTCATATACGCCTGCCGGGATGAAAAAATGCTCGTCTGTCGGGTCAGGCTGCAATGTCCAGCAGAATACCCGGTCGCCTATCCGCAGGACACCCAGTGCACCGTCAGGGGTGGATTCCACGCGAATGATGAAGAGGTTCGGACCTTCGCGCAGCGTCATAGCCCATACCCCATTTCACCGAGAAAGATTTGCTCGGAAACACGAAGAAGCGCGAGAATTTCGCTCATCCTCATGCCGGATTGATAAAATCCCACGTCATACTCTCCCTCATCGTCATTGAGCAGGATGAGAACCGCCTTATTGTAGTGCCCGGGAAGAGACTCTATCGCCGCATCAAGCATTTGCCTCGGTGTTTGAAGTGTCCCGTCATTCAGGCGCTCGGAGAGATACGAAACTTTTTTCATAACTATACTGTTGCATGAGAACAGGGTTGACTGATCCTTACCGCAAACCCATCTATAAGCCAATTAGACCGAATACGCGGGTGCGCCAGGGGTCCTGGTATGATTTAAGCGATTGAGGTTTAAAAATTTCTACGGGGAATCAATCTTGTTCTGAAACTAGATCGCAACCGAACAGAGAAGGGGAGTACTGTTACTGTACGTACGACGACCACCTTCCTGCCGGGGGTGCCGGGGGGTGCCGGGGCATTAGGATCGCGTCCGTACCCCGATCGATTGACCCGATCTGGTCCACCCATCCCACACTCTACCTCATTGATAATCAACGGCATTATCTATAACATCCGGTAATACATCTTATGTTAACCTTGCATTATGTTAACTTACCTGCTATTATGACAACTAGGAGGAACCAATCATGAGCAAACATGTACTAGATGATAACCTGGATGATGTTGTGTACCGGTATACTGTGGCCCTTGAGCCCATGATATCCATTGCTGCCCACTATGGTTGTACCAGGCAGGCCGTGTATTATGCGCTGAAGCGTGCCGGGGTGGATACATCCAAGCAGGCCAATGGGCATATCAAGTCAACATGTGCTCACTGCGGCAGGCCGGTTATGGTCCCGCGGTGCAGGCACAGAGCCAACAAGCGCAGCTTTTGTAATGCGAGCTGTTACTGTGCGTGGTTAGATCGTATGACACTCAAGGGCCAGCCATACGTTTACAAACGCGGTGGAATGAGGGAAGCCAGAGAGAAAGTAAACAGCGTATATGCCCTGAAAGATGGATATATAGTGCATCATGAGGATAGAAACACCACTAACAATGCGTGGGAGAATCTAAAAGTGTTTGCTAATAGCGGAGATCATACTAGATATCACAGAGGGTTCAGGGTGCCTATCCTATGGGATGGAGCCGAGTATGCCAGAACACATGGAAAATGAATAAATGAACGTTCTGTTCATTTTTTTATATGTAGATGCCCGGTAGAATGAGCGGAACAGTATCTCTCCCCTATCCGATACATGCCGCTCCACAGCTAATCTATTATGATTATCGGCTCCCCATATGCATATCTATCAACTCCATCAATGCATCCTCGTCGTAGCTCACCGGGTGGGTGGATTCATACAGCGGAGACTTGCGCGTTTGCCAGTCCTTGCTCCTGTAGAGCATCTTGAGCTTGTTGCGTGCCACGCCCCACGCATAGGCATCGAGCCGGTTTGGCGGTATCTCCTCTTGTGCCGCCTGTAGGAGTGCCGCGAATACCTCTTGTGTCATTTCCTCAGCCCTGGATGAATAATCAGAATTTATTTTGCATGAGAAATACCAGATGAACCGGTCCTTGTTGAGCCGGTAATACTCCTCGATTGCCTGATAGATATCCGTATGCTCCATGGTAATACTATGTATTACTTCTGGGCATATTGCAAGTACAAAGATTAAAGTTGTGCTTCATGGTTTAAGGATGGATTATCTGTCTTGGGGGATAATTGGCTTAATTATAGACCTGTGAGCTATCAGACCATACCATGGTGCGGCTCGCTCGCTCGTGTATGGCTCGCTCGCCTCTGGTAAGGCTCTAAGAGCCGTACCATATTTTTAGGTTTTTGTCAATACCCTGGATGCATTTTGTATGTTTTGCTGTACTGTCGGTATTCTTTACACCTGTACATCGGCTCCCTTCCTTGCTCTCTGCCTGATTTGCCTCATATCCCTTATTCCCTGTCGGATTTCTTAACACTCGTACAATGGCTTGTTTACTAGATACTGCCTTTTTGGGTGTCGGGATTCTTTACGATTCCATTGTTTTCAGCCCTCTTTTCTGTGGTCCTTCTCCTTGCCCGTTCTCCTGCAATGCCGTGTATGTATTTTCTTTTGGCTCCTGGTGCTGATTTGCGGACAATCTTATCATTATCATGCTCATTTGGCACATGATGTGCATATATGGGGGCATGAATCACTAAAAAGAAGGAGGGCACAATGAATACCACATTGAATGTTAGGGCAATGGCAAACGATTCACTGACCTTTATCCGTGATGATTGCTATGAGGCAATCCGGGCCATGCCGGATAATCCTAAAGCAATGCAATACATGGTTGACATGCTGGCCTGTAAAAATGAGCTTGAGCGACGGTTTGACATTACCTTAACACGGAAAGCAGTAAGGAACCACGCGCCCCATGACAGGTTGCTTGTCCCTATCAGACATAGAAAGCGGGTTGTTTGCTCAGAATACAATAACAGGATGTTTTATTCTTCCCTGTTCACCTTAGCATGGAATAGGCTGCACAAAGGAGGGCACAATGGATAAGCTGGAAATTAGATTTCGATCGGCAGAGGAAGCTAAAGCAGCGATAGGGGAAATCAAACACGAGGGGATACGCTGTCTCAATTTCAGGGTCAGGAAATCTCTCCCTGATTTCCGGGGCCACATTAACCGGGCATGGTCCTTGTGGATTATCCCTCACTCGGATGCGGATGCTATTATGCTTAAAAGACGCGCACGGGCTAAAACATTGGGTAATATCTAGGAGGTGTGGAGAGGGTGTATCAAGGTTTAACCCTCTTTCCCCTGTCCGAGCTATCGGGCAGGGCATAAGAGCGTTAAAAAAAAGGAGGGAATTATGACTAGAAAAGAGTGGGATGCACTTAGCAACAAGGAAAAAAGGGATGATCTTCTGAAGGGGTGTGGCGATGGCTACGGCCAGGGCCGCCATGAATACGCCGAAAAAACCTGCCCGAAGTGCGGGGCGGTCTACTGCTGGCACTGTTGTGCCAGCACGAATGTTCACCAAGGAGGGAAACATGAGCCGGATTATATGTTATGTCCGGTCTGTGGGCACGACTATTACATGGAGTCCTAGCCTCTCCCCTCCCGCTCTTGGCAACAGGGGCGGGTGGGATAAGGGTTAGACAATAAAAGGAGGCTTAAATGGCACAAAGGAAAAAATCGTACCTGTTCTCCTGGGAACAATACCGGGACGAATCCTGGTGGAACAATCTCAGGGTTGAGGCCACACGCCGGGGCATCTCGATCAATCAACTCCTGTGCGATCTACTGGACCGCTGGCTTGCCGGCGGGGATGCTGCACCGGATATGCTCTATGCGCTCAATGAG